GTCGGACCGGATTGCGCTAAATGCGAACTTAAATTTGAGGATGTTGAGTAGACGTATCTCTCTTCATCCCAAGGAAGGGCATAAAGGACTACGGGTTAGTATCCCGCTTGTCCTCCTTCTAGTTCAATTGTAGCCTTTCGGCTCTGTTACCAGACAAGTTCTGGTACGACGCTACCGCACCGCTCCATAGCCCGTTCCCCAGGTAGTCTCCAAACCTGGATATTACCGTTCATGATTCCCCATTGCCATCGGTAGGATCCCTAGACATCGCTGAAATCATTACTGGCTAAGGCCTTAGTGAGAATACGCGAGATAGAGCGCCACAACCGGATGGTTGCGGATCGCTTCTTGCCGCCGAACTCAAGACGAGCTCGTTCCACGACATTCGGTGTTACAGGAATCGCATCCAGCTCTTCCCGTAACTCGTCAATCTGCGCGTATAGAGCATTAAGCTCTAATACGGTAGGCTGGACCAAGGACTTCACTCGTTCTTGGATGGTTCCAAGGCGAGCCCGCATATCACTCAGTATGGACCCCACCACGTAGTATTCCCACGCGTTGAGGTGCCAGTTTCCTGGATCCATAACTGTGGCGCCGGTACCGTGGGCGTCGTGCCTACGGACCTTTGCCATTCCGCGCAGATGCGCGTTAAGTGATGCCAGCAGGCCGCCTTGTAGTTTCACCCAAACCGACTTCGAGATTCTCATCTCGAGTCGATCGGCTACCTCCCTTACCTTTCCAGGCGATGCCTGTAGGAACCAATCCCTTACGGACAGGCCCCATGGGCTTCCTGTACGGGTTAGAAGGATTGCCATCCCCTGGAGACGGGTTCTAGTCGATAACACGGCTGGTAGCCGTGCCATCGTTCGATACCCATAGCCGAGGACCTTAGCCCCAATCCGCAGTGCTTCCACTACGGAAAGTTCACGACCGACATTACCTAACAACTGCTCCAATACCGAGTGATCAGCTTTCGCCGACCCCAAGGCAAGGAGGCTTATGTGAGAGGCATCCCGGCCGCAAATAAAGGTTCGCTTAGCGAACTCAAAAGAGCCGTTTGACGAGATCAATGATTTCGCCAAACCTACCTCCACTCCGATTGCTCGGATAAGAAGCAAGTACTCCTTAGCTACTTTAGCGTCCGCGAGGACGATATCGTCACCAAGTAAAGCGTAATCCTTGAACCAGCTAATCGTAGCATACGCTTTGTAAGCCGCCCATTGGACGAGAATATGGTGGGTTAGCGAAAAGGCAGCCCAGGAGGTATAAGCCCCCATGGGTTGCCCAGCACCATACGTCACAACACCTTCAGAAGGGGCCTTGAAGGGTTTGATCTTATGATCGTGACCAGCGGGTACGAGATAAGGGCGCATTACGAGTAATGCGGCCCACTCTGACGCCAATGAAGGGCCCAATAGGAGACCCATCACGGTGTGCTGCAGCAAGATCGGAAACCGATCCGTGGCCGAGCTTAGATCGAATGACCAGAAGTTTGTTAGACCTCTGGCCACGAGACGGTGGGCTGGAGCCATCTGATTGAAGGTTCCATCTTCCTCGATTACTCGAAGGAGAGAGAACAGTCGATCATGAACCGGTTTCAGAACCATTTGCGACACACCATCCACCATAGCGAAGACACGGGTCTTCCCGGCAGGTTCAGGCTTAAGACTTAGTTTCCCCAGCCCCTGAAGTCGGCCGAAGCCTTCCAAGAGACCGGTCAACGGTCTAGTACCCCCCATCATCTTATCGAAGAGCTCGAAGAGTCGAGTGATTGCCCGATCTTCCACGCGGCGCAACCAGTCTAGTAAGACTGGATACAGGTTACCGCGCAGTGTGTCCAGATCCGCGTCACGCATAGGATTCTTCCATGCGCAACAATCTGAAAACACGGCCCCTATAGAGGTCGGAGATACCAAGTTATCCTTCCCGTGAATCTTCTCAGGAAGGATGAATGGCTTCCGAGCCCCCCCCGTATTCGGTGACGAAGTTAACAAGGCCATCAACTTAGGTTTTAAGTCCCAAGAGGCTCCTTCCCAACCGCGAGGCAGTAACCAGGCAAGCACTTGGTCAGCCACTGGCAAGCCAGTGACCGGAGTTCCGTTATGGTTCTCGATACCAGTAACTGCTGCATCCTTTCGGATGTTTCGACCTGGAGACCATGGCCAACGGTTGGCTACTTTATAATACTTTACTTCACGAAAGAAGCAAGGTACAAAAGCGTTTAAGAAGTTAGCCCAATCCAAGAGTATTTCG